CATGCCGTTATCAAGCACCTTGCTCCCAGAGTAGTACACATCTGCTAACATTGCTTGATCAGCTAATTCATCTGCAGAGGAGACACAATTGATATGATCCTCATATTGATCGTCGTCTGTTGACTGAAGAACATAAAGTACGTCGTTGAGGTGTGAATTTATTTCTCTGAACTTCCACATAGGAAACATGTGCTCACAAGACGTGTTAATTATAGTGTCATGCTTATGATACTTAGGAAGCGATTGTGTTACAACATTCCTATTGCTTATGCCATACACTCCGTCGTCTTTAAATCTTCTATTAAACTTGGTGCTAATCTTATTTGCTTCAGAATCAATCTCATAATTAATAATCTTCTCTACATTTAACTCATCTACTAATAGCGGTACTATCATATGAGCAAACCATCCGCCAAGAATACCTACGTCATTAACCTCACTGCCTAACTTTGCAAGCTCAGTTATTAGCCATAACTTACTTTGTGCTTGAGACACCGTTGTGCCATTAACTAATCTAGTCATGATCAAAGGTTTATTCCGTGATACCCAGTCAAAAGTTCTTGACCAATTGTTACACATCTCGGGTGTTAGCTTTACATATTCAGCCATAAATCCTTTATCTCGTCAATTTGATACATATGCTCACCATCACCATTTGATGAATTATTAAATAAACAAATCATATGGTCATTTCTTAATGTATGTGTATCCATGTCATGTGGATGTACATTTCCTTTATACCATGAATAGATAAGCCCAGGCTTAAATCCCCAGAAGAAAGATTCCTTTTCTTCCCAGATATTATACCAGAAATGATTGAGATAATTATCTATTGTGGGATACGAGAAGAATACAACATCTTTATGCTGTTCAATATGGTCGTACACAGGTTTTAACTGACCACGATTCCAACGAATGACAGATGAGTTGAGCGGAGTCGATTTTAATTTACCAAAGTTTTTACGGCAGTTTTCGATATCATTCCACCAGCCTCTAACAATCCATGGTCTTGCGGTATGAAGGTCAAAGAGTCGATCGATTGAGCTATGTATTAGAATATCAAGATCAAAAAACAAGAACTCGTCACCGTCTAACTGCGGAAATAGATCTTCATTAAACATATAGAATTTTCGATAAGCCCAGAATGCATTCTTTTTTGGAATGTAGTACGAATCCCAATGGGTAGGAAGCTGAATATCGTATTCTCGTTCTGGCTTATCTGTAAGGCAATAGAACTTGTAATCGAGAGAACAATGATTCTCTACTTGCTTTTTGAGTACTTCGACATAATCATCATATTTGTCACCCCATTTAACACATAATATATTCTTCATTTAGAATTCCGATAATAACTGTATTATCTCTATATATGTTTTTGCTTTACGTATCTTAGATTTTTTTACTCGGTCATCAGAATCAGCTACTTTTGGATGATCAAATACCGCGAGTTTAAACTTAAAAATCTCTTCATTATTAATCTCTGATTCATCCTTTGCAAGTAGAAGAACCAGTCTTTCCAAGAATTTAGAATCATCGTTTACGTCAATCCAATCACCAGACTGTTTCGCAATGTTTAAGAGTAATTGATCATATTCTTCTTTTTCATTACGCCAAAATAGAACAGTATTTTCGTGAATTTGATCCTCAGATATCAACTCTAAGAGCTCTTTGTATTGAGCATTATTTTCTTCAACTACTACATAAGTATTTCGAAAAACAGTTTCGTCATTCTTATCTTGCCATTTTACTTGGATAGTGGTCCTATCATTGTTAGTAAATCTTGCAGTGATAAAAGTATGATTATTGTCCATGTTAAACCCTGTAAATTTGCAAAGTATATGTTGTTTCTGTTTCAGAAGCACCGGTCGGTAGTTTTGCAGATCTGTAGTTATCATTATCTTGGTCATTGATTCTGACTGATGACGCTAGTGTTGTATCGACCATCGCACTACCCATTATAGCCTGTTTTACGTTAGTAGGAAATGTCTCGGCATCTACTCCAGATGCGGCTACCTGGTATCTGATTCTATATCCAGTCCCGCCATAAGCAGCTACTGCAAGTTGAGTTCCTAAAAAATTTTCCCATTCTGCAGGAGAATACATTCTTAAATTAGACCCTGTCCAGTATAAAGGATACAGAAATGAGCCTGCAGTTTGTTCATCACGTCTGTAAAGATAGTAAGATTCAATAGCTGCACTCGGCTTATCAACACTAGACAATGGCAAGAGATCCATCTGTGTAGTACTTGTAACTCCACCATGAATTGATTTATCAAATTGCTTATCAACAAAAACTGGATTACTGCTTATACGAGTATGATTTGCAAGCGTTGTTGGTTGAGTTGATATTCTATACTGACCACCTCTCTCGGTGCTACTTACTAAGTTATCAACAATCTGATCTATATATGTATCTCTGACGTCACTGCGAGTCATAATTTGTAGATTACCATCAGAATTTCTATATACTGGATAATTTAATCCATCTGTAGAGAATGAGTCATCTAGCGTACGATCGATATGATCATATGTACTACTAGCACCTGCATCAGTTACATTATCAGGAGAGTTGTTTGAAAACCTTGTGCTGTTTACGGCGTTAGCTTCATTACCTCGATCACCAGCTTCGTCGCGAGTATCTAACATTCTCCTTAATGCACCGCTACTAGCTACATAAGATAAATTAACTGAACGATAGGCTGCCTTTCCCCACAACGTGGTTCCATAGTCTTGCTGATCAGATAACTGAGATGGGGAAACCTTTCTTAGATTTCCAGAGCTAAAGTAGAGCGGATAAACCACGGCCATAATTACGAACCTGGACTAAATAATGTTTTTAAGACTGTTCCGTCTGAATCAAGAATCTGTAATGATACTACTGAGTTAAACTTAGATGAGGTCAGAGTATTATCTGCCATCATACCATTAGTCACACCAAGTAAACTGATATTATATTTACCAGAAGAATCGTAGTCAAGTCCAGATCCTGCACTGAATGGATATTTACTATTAAATGAAATTGTACCAGCTGCAGAATCATACGACAAAGAGAAACCAGTGTGAGAATCTGTTGCAACAATATTTAGCTGTGATTGAATGCCGGTTCCTTCGCGAGCGAGGGCAATAATTTCTGCTGACTCATCAAAGCGGTTAACGATATTCCTTACGTTATTAATTGCAGCAACAACATTAGCATCACCAGTAACAAGTGTAGAGACATCTCCGAGATCAGTGGATATCGTATTTGTTTTGGTAACCAGTGTAGATACTGGATCCGATAGATTAATCGTTGTTACGGCCATCTGTTACCTCTAAAATTTTATGTAGGAGAGTCTTGATCTCATCCATGTCTTTCTTTAATTTATACACATCAGTCTCGAGTTTATCAGATCTCTCTTTTTCCTCAAGCCATAATTTTTTTCTTTGTCGCGCTTGAGCAATTTCATTTTTATTTATATTTAGCACCGCACCTGAGACAGTATCCTTCATCAACCCAGGTTGTCCTTTCACGTTAGTATATCTCATTATGTCACCAAAGCAATTGCTCTCAGATCTTTTATCCTAGGCTCTTTCGATGAGTTAGTCGTGTTCATCACAATCTTCACTTGATATTGTGTGAAGTTATCTAAGTTGCCAACTCTACCGCCTGCAAGATATTCATATTCTCTAAACACGCCTCTGATGTTGTCAGCAGGAACTGTGCTTTCTTTTTCGATATAAACCCAATTCTTATCGTCTAAGACTTCGTCCGCTGTTCCTATCTTATAGTATACCTCAAAGTCTGCAGTTGAAGGTCTGTTAGCAGCGAACAAAATCTTCAATCCGACTGCAGGTTCTTCTAGTGTCACAATCTTTGTAATATGTTTAGCTGCAGAAGATCCATCTGTCGGATGCGTCTCTGCAACAAATGACAGAGGAACATTGAATCCAGAAGTCGCAGCAGAATCTTGCTTGTCGATGACATTCTCGAATGTTGTGATCGAAGCTCTTTGGAAGTCAAGAACAGGAGAAACACGATCGTCAGTCGTACCAAGCGTAAACTGCATGGTTAGCGATTTAGCTCCGGAGATCCTAGTTGCTTCATTCGAGTCACTTAAAATTACCTTTGGATTCTCAGTGAAGTTAAGTTCGTTCAGAGATATCGTAGTAAAGTTTGTATCTTTCGTAAACGTAGGACCAGTATTTCGTGAACCAGCATACGATAAATCTCCACCCGTTAATTTAATACCAGTACTCAACGTAGTGTTCTCAGGTAATATATTAGTCACTGTTGGGAAGAAACTGTTAATGATTGCATTCTGCGACACGACTGCAGTGGTTCCACCAGTTCTAATTGTCGCAGTAGCACTTGAGTCTGCTGTGAATGTAAAGCCAGTATGATCAACATTCGCAACGTCCCTAGTTCCATTCAGAGACGATCCTAAGATTCCTGCGTATCGAGTTCCAGCTGTTAACCCGCTTACATCAACCTTATCATTCTTAGAAAATCCGTGGCCGTTATGGAATACCTTTATCACGGCAGATCCAGAATCCATCTGGAAAGGATCTGTCTCTAACAGGTAGTTTGGCATCGGAGCATTATTAGCTGTTATAGTCGATGAAGAAGCAAACTGTGCTCTAAACAATTGGAACATGAGATCACGCTCTTGATCTGGTGTCCATGTTGTAGAGTTTTGAGATAAGAAGAGCGATCCTAGTGTCGGCTGTTTTGTAATCCTTGAAGCTGTTGTACCAATTACAAAGTCGTAGGTCTTCGCAACATATGCTTGGTATTCTGTTGACTCAGCAAGAATGACAACTGCATATTGTACACCAGGTGCAAGGAAAATTGGTTCTTCAAATTCAAAGTCAGTTCCTGCTGACCTGATTCGATCAATTAATCCATCATTCTCTGTTAGGTCTGCAGGAACATTCACTTCTGAAGGGCTTAAAAACTTCACCGCACCAGGTAATGGAATACCAGTAGGAACACCATTTTCTACAGTTCTAATCTGAACCTGAACAGGAACACCAGTCGTACTCTTTGTCTTAAAGTAAACTCTTGCTTTTGATAAGAATAATCCATTTGGATGCTCGAATTGATCGATTCGGAATGACTGTGCTAATGGATCGGTTGGATCGCTGTCGTCATCATCTGCTTGTATTAATGTAGTTATATCAAGTACTCGAGTAGATCTTACAGTTCGTTGTCTTGTTTCAAGTAATCCTGTCGATGTGAATGTAGCTACTGATCGACTTATTGCGTCGTTATCGTTATTAACTGAGATGTCTAGGAGCTTAAACTGCTGTTGGCCAGTTCTAAATCTTAGACTATTCGTACTAGGAATGATGAATGATCCAGTAAGCGTTCCTGCAGAATCAGAGAATAGATTTGTCGATCCATCAGGATGCGCAGTCGCATTCGTATACAGGTTACCGTTTGATGAGTTATCAGTTGCAAATCGGGTAAAAGCATTATTTGAATTCTGTCGAGTAAAGTTGTCAATAGCCACTCCACCAAAATACGGGAAGTAGCGTGTCTTCGGCCTTAAGCCTTGTGATCTAAACTCAACCTTCACTGATCTCATAAAGGGTAATATCTCGATGTCAAGCACTCTTTCACCGACTACTCTTCTAATTACTCTACTTCCAGTAATTACTTGATTACTACCTTGACGACCAAACCAAGAACCTCTCCACGCGTTTAAGTTACTAACTTGTCTTCTTCCAACATTTCTAGTCCGTGTTCCACCATCAACAATTTTATCTGGATCGTACTTTATTTCAACCCATGTATCAGATGCAGGAGATAAATCGGTATGTCCTAGTTGTGTAATTACAGCAAATGGATTTACGTTCAATGCTTCGGTTGCAAGATCCTGATTGATGATAGACACATTAGAATCTATCGGTAACATAAGCAGATCGCCTCTGCGAGATCCTTTACTTCCATTAGCACTGAAACTAGTAGCTGAATCAAAGAATAATCTAACATTGTTAGGCCAAATTTCTGGCGCTAATACATTTTCTGTTGCATCAATTGCTGCTCTATACTCACCTCTATCAATATCAGAGAAGTCATAGTTAGAAAATGCATCTGCAATAAATCCAGCCTTAGTTCTCTCAAGGCCTGCCGAGTCAACCACTGTTAACGTCGAAGTATTTGTCTCAAGTAGGCTTAACGTCGTAAGCTCGCTTAAATCATCTATTCTCTTTTCAAGACGAGAAATATCCTTCATCGTAAATCTTCGATTATCAAAAGTCGAAGTTGTTAAATCGGTAGGGCCAAACGTATATGCATTGAGGTTTATATCATAAAGCGGTATTGACCCAGTTGGAATTTCTGGTAATTCAGGATTTGTTGAAGACACGCCGCTTACTACTTTGACATCACCAATACCAATTCTGCCATCTCTTGAATTTGTTACACTTGCGACGAGCCTATCGCTTCTAGGTAGGTAGTAGACAACTGTACCTGCTGTGATAGCACCAGTTGTCTGGGGAAGATGGTGATATCCAGCTGTTGTATTGTATGCTCCAGCAGATGTTTGATATGGTCTAAAATCCAGAACATCTCTTAGTGAAACGATTTCTCCATCATTTTTCCTATGACTTGGAATACTATCATAAGAAATTGTTGGATTGTACGACCTAGCTGAGAAGTAATCACCCTGCGTACTAATACTAAAATGAGTAAATCCAACTTGAATCTGACCAGAAGGTATTGATGTACCTCCTTTTTCAATCACTCTTCCGAGAGCATAGAAATTATCCCGTTGGCCATTGTCAACTGTAAAGTTTGATGCGAGACTTGGACCATTTGCGGAGTCTGCCGTAATAGATGTAACGGTAAAGATGTCAGGCTGACCTAGATCAATATATTTTAGTCCATTTCCATCTGAATCCGCTTCGTCAGGCCAGAGCTTAGTAACACTAGCTGTTTGCTTAGATTTAACAGAATGAGTTCCAGTGATCGTAGCGTATGCTATTAGCTCATACGATTTACCATCAACCAAGTTACTGATAGTGACTGAGTCGCCACCTCCTGCAAAAGTCGGAGTAGCGTGATCACCGTTGATCGCACTATCAATTTCTGAGATTATAAAATCTGATAATTGTGTAAACTGACCGTCATCGTATTCAGAAGGATCTTGAACCCCTAAACTTTTTACTCCTGAACTTTGATTACTAAACGTATATCGTCTTTGAACTACAAGGCTCGTAGTTCCAATACCTGTTTCAGTCGGGTTTTCGTTTGGAAGTTTAAATAGTAGAGAATTATTTGACGTCTCTTTGAGTACAGCATTTCCACCCTCAAGGACAATATCAGTGTAATTAGTAACACTAGTACCAAATGATCTAACAGATGAGAATGATGAACCAGCATTCATTTGAATATCGATTAAATAATACCTATAGTTATTACTCCCAGAATCTTCTTCAACAGCACGAACTCTTGCAGTACCAATAGTCGACCCACCATAAGTAGCGGCTGATCTTAGATCTACTAGCTCATTTGTCGTGACATTAGGAAGACCTTTATTAGTAGAAGCATTACCTATGACGTAGTTACCGTATTGTGCAATGACCACCTCATTTGAAAGAGTAATAGTATCCCTTGCCTTCGGTACTGTAATTTTCTTAGTCGGGATATCAAGCCTGTATCCGTCAACATAAGCAACTCCGGATGATACGTCTAACTCAAGATTTGAATCATTGAGATTATCAAACTTAGCTGTGAATGGCTCAACAACATAATCACCTGATTCTTCTTTTGTTCTTAGTGCTAATAAATCGTTGATTCGATTATAAGCATCATCAGAAGATGATTCATCGACAATCACGCCGTTTACTATCTTTGTCAAATAAACAAAATTATCAGAGGCTGTTATGTCTGACTTCTTTGTTAGTACTAATGTAATTCTGTAGCGATCCGCACCAGGAGCTGCGATGTTTGGAACTGCCCCTTGATTATCAAAAAGTGCAGTATCATCATCTGTACTAACTACTTCTTCAACAATCTTGAATCCAATAATCTCGGATGGGGTAGATGAATACTTGTTTACAAAGATAGATTGACGATCGACAAAGACAAAGTGACCCTGAACGAAGTAGTCACCGTTATCAACTGAAATTTTTGTTCCTCGACCAGTCGCTGCAGAACTAGCAACTGTTAGATTACCTGACAGAGTAGCATTCTGTAATTGAGTGGCATTACTCACACGAACGGGTGAGGTACTAGCTGTTCCAGAAGAGGTATCTAAATACTTGACATATATTGTAACTGGATCACTACCAGATGCTGCGATTGCTTCTAATACTTCAACTTTAATTGCCGCAGCGTCAGTTGAAGTCAATACTTTACCTGGAAGATCAGTTAGCGATACACCACTTGGAAGTGCGTCAAGCTTAATAAACTCAGCGCGAGAATTAAGTGTAATATTACCAGACCTGACTACACCGCCTTCTTTAAATATATTAGATCCAAATCTTTCAATTTCTTTTTGGATAATTGTTTGAGACTGCGTTAGCTCTCTAGCTTGTAGGGCTCTACCAGCATTAAAAAGAATGCGGTAAAAATTATCGCTATCTTTAAAATCATCCTTATAAGTAGTTGAAAATGTATTTTTTTGTACAGTAGTAGCCATATATTTAAACCTTAAACGGTGATAATAACTTTAATATCTTCAGTTTGATTCGCTGATCTTGTGATAGCAGCTCTGTTCTCAACATATAGAACGTCTCCACTAAATGTATCTACAGCGAGATTAGGAGAAGCGCTATCAATTGTACCCGCGCCGCTTCCTCCAGTCTCAGTCAAGTTCTCCCCATCTTGGAAGGCCTTAAATCCGGTTGTCTCATTCTGATGATAAAACACTTGTTCAGTGCCTGAGCCGTTACTATCTGTGTTATCAATGAATGCCTCTGCTCCACTCGTAGCTCCGACGATCTTATTATCTTTAGTGAACGGTGTTGTAAGAGCTGATAGAGTTACAAATCTTAGGGCATTTGCTGTTGTCCCAGTAAAGTGAGCTGAATCGACTGATGCGCTATCACCCTTCTCGATATTACGCATCAAAACAATTTGTCTAAAATCTTGACCGACAATAAAGTCATTACCCTCTTCACCAGTTACTTTTGCAACACACATGAGCGATGAAGATTTCATGTCTTCTATCGCATCAAATCCAAATCCAAGTTTAGGACCAATTACCGGTCGTACTATCGCACCACTTCCACCGCCACCACTAAGAGTGATAGATGCATAATCGTATCCACTACCAAAAGCTGCTGATTCGTTATTCATCTCAACCTTTACAACCTGACCACCTGAGACAGTTGCTGTCGCCGCGGCATTTGAGCCATTACCATTAATCGTAACGGTCGGTGCAGATGTATAACCACTTCCTCCAGCTTGAACAATTGTTGAAGGTATCTGACCGCTAATTGCATTCTCTCTTACTGCTGCTTGAAATCTTCTAGCATTTGTTAATGTATTATCACCGCTACTATCCGTTAACACAGAGAACTGAGTAGGCAAGAAATTAGATGATAAGAAGTTACTTGCACCGGTTGCATCGATCTCATATAAATACTTCCAGATATATCCATCTGACGTTTCAAATGCTTTATGCTTATCTACACCAGCCGTCGTATAGTTTGGTTTCACAGTTGATGTTACCGCAGCACCAGTTGCGTTAGTACCTTGTCTTAAGCACAAATAAACGTGGTTCTCTTCTGTAAATGCATAGTGAGCAATTGACGGGATACCTACACGAGAATCAGACCACGCAGGATAAATCGTTCCAGCTGACCAGTTTGTTCTTGCTGCAGCAAATGATGTCAATGAAACTTTTTTGATTGCCTGCAGATTCAAACGAGCAAGGCGTGATTCTCGATCTGTGCGTACTGGATCCACAACTGTATCGGTCGCGGAATCATAAACGTCAGATTTACCAATTCCGATGTAATATTCATTTGAATCTGTGCTATTAGTGATCTCATCATAGAGATAGTTCACTAATTTTTGTTTAAGAAAGTCCGATACTATTGCGGCCATATTTATTTCCTATTAAGCTATTGTGACTTCACCTTGGTTTCCGATTAAATACCAGTTGTCTGAATCCCAGATACATGTACATCCGTCAAACTGAGCAAGTGCAAATGATGTTCCCTGAGCAAAATTAGTAGGGGTAACAGTCATGGCACCAGCACCTTTATTTGTAAATATCTTATATTCACCCTGTGTCGTTCCGTCTAGTAATGTTGCAGCTAATGCAGTTCCTTTATTACCTATAATATAGGAAACTGACGTTGGGACATTTCCATTAGCTGTCATTTCTGCAGCAGTGTAAGCGGTTGTTTTAAGAGCAACCGAACCTGTTCCTTTTCCAAATATACTAAGATTTATATTTGTATCATCACCAGCAGCTTCAATCTCGGCAGGGTTCCCAGTAGTTGCATTAGACACTTTTATATGATTGACAGACGATGCGCCTTGGTCATCGAACTCAATAATTTCATCACCACCTGCACCATTAATAGCAGTAGTTATGGTTGGAGTTGATAATGTAGGTGTAGTCAGGGTTTTGTTTGTTAGTGTCTGTGTTGCTGCATCAAGAACAACTGTTCCTGCAGCATTAGGCAACTCAATAGCTCTGTCCGCAGTTGGATTAACGACAGACAATCTTGTTTCAAAGTCATTATTACTAGAACCTTCGAATGCAATCGCAGCGGTTTCAATTGTTATTTGGCTGGACAGAGAGTTAGAATCGCCAGCGAGCTGATTATAGATTTCGACAAAGTTGTCGTTTATCTTTTGGCCAGCTTGCCTAAGAGTATCTCCGGTTCCGTCATTCGCAACCGATCCTGTGTTGATATTTTGTCTTGCCATTACACACCCACAAAAAATTTATAGTTTTATTTATATCAAAAAGTCGAGTCACTGAGATAACGTGTAAACATTGTCGCATCCATTGTTTCTACTGTAAGAGAACAGTCAGGACCAATATTTGCGCTATCATCAAAAGTAAATGAATTCATCTGAAAGAGCTCTTTATTTGATCTATATAATTCGGCTAGATTAGTAATCGTGATTGATGAGTAATCTGATATAGGATCACTAAAAGATATTCTTACTGAACTATCAGCCATTACGTCACTCCTCTACTATAGCTATGCCAGAAAGAACATCAACACCAGCCGTTGCCGTCGCATCTGCCGAACTTATAATAGCAACAGGTGCCGTTTCTTCTGGTGCTATTGGGTTTTCTCCGGTACCGCTTAGTGCTGCGGTGCCTTCACCTTCAACTATAACTTCACCCTCAAAGTAGAATCCTGCAGGATGCACAAACTTTTTGTAGAGAGTCTCATACTCATCGGTTGAGATACCAAGCTTTAAGAGAATTGAAAACGTCTGAAACCTTGCATTATTTTGTATAAACTTTTGAGAGTCATATCCGATTGTATGCGAAAGAAAATTATTATCTTTGTCATTGATGGTCATGATTTGTTTCTTTGGATACTCGACCGTAACTTCTTGGTTATAGAAGCCACGGAAAAATCCTTCAGCCGAAACTAAACTACCTTTTGATCGATAAAATCTTGCAAGCAACTTAGTCATTAATCTTGGTTGACTAAAGAACGCAGATGATGTAAGACCATTACCGAGCTCAGCAACGAGAAGGTCTAAGTATTTTAATTCTGCTTGCGATGCATCTCGGACTACAAAGAGATCTTGAATCGCAGTTGAAAATGCTTTACTGTCTTCGCTCTCTAAAAAATCATAGTATTTTTCTAGGAAGGTAATAAGAGTAGGATATTCAATTTGCATGTACTCAGGTAATATTTCTCGTACCTTCGATACATGGAAATTAAGATCTCTTCTATTTTGATCTTCCAATCGATGCGTCATCTTATTACACCCGTAGTGTTCTGTAAGTCAATTACAGCTGTAGAGAACGATAAGTCTGTATCAAGTTTTACAACATAATTTCTTAATGGTTTGATTGTACTTTCATCAGCTGGAACTGCAGTAAACTTTATAGTGACAGGCGTGTCACCGGATGCACCGATTGTTAGTCCTGTTAAAGTAACTGCACCAGTATCAGAATTAAAGGATCCGACATTATCAAGGACAACACCACCGTCCGCAACAAGCTGTAATGTATTTGACGATAACTTATTCTTTATACTTACTGTAACACCCGCATATGTAAATTCACTTGTTGTAATTGAATGCCTTAATGAGTCAGGTGCTAGTATTTTTACCGGGAACTGAATTCTATTTGTATAATCAGTTAAAAGCCCCATCTCATCAGCTGTAGGAGTAAATCGAACCTGCATCTTTATAGCACTCTGAGAGTTTAAGATAGATTGATCTAATGCATCGATTTCTGCTAACAGGTTCGAACGCCTGAATGTCTTTCCGAATCCACTTAAATTTGAATTGATAAACGATATTACTTTATTCTGCACAGATGTTTGTGCAGCTAGGTTTGTTTGACTTGATAAATCCGGATCGAAGTTAAATGTAGTCTCTATCTCTAAGAATACTTCAGCTGGATCAACGAATTCTGTATCAATTGACATAATCGATAGATTGTCAGATAGCTGTGATACGATATTATTTTTAGTAGTCGTTTGTGCGTCGGCTGATACACCGTCTTTAAAATCAATACTCACGTAGACTCTTCCGTAGATAGGTGGAACATTATCGTTTCCACCCCATGATATAACATCCTCAACTACATTAGAGTAATTTGATAATATCAGAGCTTTATAATCTTCGGCAGTAACTAGTCTTTGTTGTGCGGCAAATGTCAATGGAGCATTCGCTTTGATAGATTTAATAGTTTCTCTTTCTGATCCACCGGCAGAGTTACTTACAGTTGTAACATTTAAAGTATGGTCAACACTATTGACTGATACTTGATTATTAGCTGTAAATATACTACCACCATTTGCGTCTTCACCAGAACCAGCTAGATACGATATCTCGATTCTATTCCCTGCTGCAGGAGCTTTTCCTAGAACATTTCCTTCGCTAAATGTTACCTCATAAAATCCATTTGGTGCTTCACGAACAATGTAGACGGTTGACGTAGTATCTATTCTTGCTACAGTATCGATGTTTGAAAATTTAGTTGCAATTGAAGATGTAGCGGTTTCAAAGACATCTACCTGCATAGTATTAATATCGATATCAGTGTCAGGTATTACATAAACACGATCATCTGTGACATCGCCTACAAAGAATCTCTTCGTTTTAAATCTACCCTCACAGATCTCAATCGAAGAGCCACCTGATTCATTTACGAAACTAAATAATCCTGCACCATTGTTTGTAGCAGTTACTGCCTCTAATGTTCTAAATGTATATGCAACATCATCAATCGTCGATGTAAAAGCTGTAAATTTAGGAAGAGTCACGGTAGTTGTAACTAGATCACTCGTTGATATACTTAGGTTAACAGTTGCTTTTGCACCAGTTTTTGATGATGGGTGATAACCTAAATTCTCTGCATGAGATACGACAGATGATCTCACCTGTGCAGACGATAAGAAAGACTCGTTAATGCCCATGTTAGCAATGAGACCATTAATATGAGTGTTATGTGCTAACACATCCAGAAGATTTGATAATCCTGAGGCTTCAAAGTCATAGTCAACAAATTCGCTTTGCTGTTGCAGATATGTTTTTAGAGTTGATTTAATCGCATCAAAATCTAAATCAGATGATTGAATAGTTGCCATTTATCTTTGCCTCGTTAATGGAACAGTAACGCTTACGAGCTCGCCTGTAGATACTACTTGAAACACAACCTTTACTTCTACTGAATTATAATCTGGCTGTAGAACTGACACGACTTGTACAACACTTGCTCGTGGTTCATAGTTGAGTATTGCACTTCTTACATTCTCTTCGATCTGAGCTTCATCAAACTCAGTCGTAAGCTCAAAGAGAAAGTTATTTAAATTTCCGCCATAATATGGCTCAAAGGGTTTCTCGTACTTATTTGTCAACAGAAGATTTTTTACAGACTGCTTAACAGCGGCTGCATCATTCTTCTTGAAGATATCACCAGTGGTTCGATTCTGAAAGGTTAAATCAATATCCTTGTATCGTCTGGTCATAGAACTTGTCAAACTTCCGTTTGATAAATTCCCGTCCTCTGTTGAAAATATTCTTGTAGCCATAGTAGAAACTCTTTTCTTTTATTTATACCTTTTTATGCTATCTTCTTCAACCAACAATGTGTGGCCTTTGGTATTGCAGCCGCACTCATACTTGATGATTGATCGAGATTGGTATAAAGGTGAGAATTCTCTTCTTCCGCAATCTTAGCATAAACATCA